TACTGAAAGATGGAAAGTAGATATGAATAGTGATTCTTGGTTAAGTAAAAATGTAAGACCATTAGTTCTTATCTTTTTAGTTGTATCAACTATACTTATGGTATTTATTGATGCAGGAGTTATTGAATTTGAAGTTAAGGCAAATTGGATAGATTTATTACAACTAGTATTAATTACAGTAATAGGTGCTTATTTTGGTGGAAGAAGTGCAGAAAAGTTTAAGAAGTAATGGCTAAAGCGATTGTAAATACATATAAGAGCAAATCTATTAAACGTAAGGGTATTCATGCTAAAAGCAAGATGAGTGCCTTAAAAAGCTCTAAAAACTATTTTAAGAAATATAAAGGACAAGGAAGATAGCTACTTCTTTATAAACATCTTTTGCGAAGCAAAATATAAAAACAAAGTATGTGGCCATTTAAGAACATACTTATCCTGTATACATAAAGAAACTTTTTTATTAATATATATAGAAATATAATACTTCTACTTCATTGCACAAACTTCTACTTTTTACTAAAAAAATATCTAATATTTCAATCAAGTTGGGAAAGTTACAGCTTTTTTTTGACAAAGTCAAGTAAATAAAAAAAAAATAATTATTTTTTGTATTTATATAAAATATTATTATATTGCACTAATTATGGTTACATATTTAATAGACAAAATACTTAACTACAAAACTTATTCAGTAAGAAAAAAGATAGATGCGTTGTTAGAAATAGATGCAAATATCTATTGTAATTTAGGCACAGATTCTACTAAAGCAGAAAGAGCAGAAGCAAAGAAACAAAGTAGATACATATATAGAGCTATAAAAGAATTAGATAGAGATATGGGTCATAAGTTATTATATCACATGGATAAATAATGAATATAGATAATTGTGAAGGTTTAACGTATTTAACTTGGGATATGTTTGATAGCCCTGACCTTCCCAACTCTGGCTATAAATTTATGGAAAGAGAACCAGTTCTTATATTAGATAATTTAATACATAAATATAGAATAACTTTAAATATAATTTTAGGTTATACAAGTAAACCTTATGCAGATAAACTTAAATTAATAAGAGCTAATTCTCATAGAGTAGGAAAAGCTGTTAAAGTTAGATGCGTAGGGCCTAAAAAAAGATTAACTCTTGTCAAAGGATTAGTTGAGCAAGGGGTTCAAAGAATAGGTGTTAGTAATGAATATGTTTATTTTGATACTGATGACCTTAAAGAGAGAGCATTTTATATCTGGTAAAGATATAATTGTTTGTTTTGTTTAGAATTGTTGTGTGTTGATTAGGGTAGTTTCGGCTACCCTTTTCTGTTAAAGTAATGTTAAAAGTCTTTAATATTAAATAAACTCATTATATATTTGTTTAAAAATAAAACAATGGAAGAATTATTAAGATTTAAAGATTGCAGAATAGAAGCTTTAGTAAATGAGCTAAATAAAAGTAATCAAAGAATATCAGAGTTAGAAACTTTTATATTCGAGCTATGTGATAAGGATTGCCCTGAAGCATACAAACAAGTAGTAAAAACTGAATTATATGAAAACCGACGTTGTATTTGAAAGACCAACAGACTTGGAAATTAATTATTATGACCAGTTTGTCTTATTGTCTAGCATCGTTCTTAAACTTAAAGAAGGCAGAATAACGCAAAGACATATAGACACAATGATAAATCAGTTAAACGAATTAGCTTTTTATGTAAACGAATTACAATTAAAAGTTATGTATAGGTCCTCAGAATTAAATTATTATAAACACGCAGTAAACGAATTGACCACTGAGGTTGTATCTAAAAAATTTGTAGATATAAAATAAATTTGTATATTGCATTAAAACAAACAAGTATGTCAGAATTAAATTTTGAACAAAAGGTAATCGCAATTCAAACAGAATTGAAAGCACCTAAAAACCAATACAATAGTTTTGGTAAGTACAGATACAGAAGTCAAGAAGATATCTTGGAATCTGTTAAACCTTTATTGAAGAAGTATGAGTTATCTATAACTTTAACAGACACAATAAATGAAACGCCATCAGGAATTTGTTATGTAGAAGCAAGAGCTATATTACATGGTACAGATGGTAAGATTGAATCGGTAGCTCAAGCAGGTATTGATATTAATAAAAAAGGTATGGATATATCTCAATCGTTTGGTAGTTCTAGTTCTTATGCTAGAAAGTATGCTTTAAATGGTTTATTATTAATTGATGATACTAAAGATGCTGATTCAACTAATACCCATGAAACTTCAAGTCTTAAATGGCTCAATGAAGGTACTCCTGAATTTAATCAAGCAATAGCTCATATTAAAAAAGGAGGGAACATAACAGATATAAAAAAGAAATTTAATATATCTAAAACTGTAGAATCTAAATTAACTAATATTAAATCTTAAATTATGGCAGGACTAATTTCAATGTCTTTAGATGTAAGTAAATTACCTAAAGAAAAATTTGTTAAAGGCAAAAAAGGAGTATACTATAACTTCACAGTAGCTATTAACGATGAAACTAAATATGGAAACAATGTTTCTATGTTTGATGCACAAACTGAAGAGGAAAGAAAGGCTGGAAAGCCTAAACATTATCTAGGAAACGGAAAGGTATTTTGGAATAATGGCTCAATAGTAAATGCAGAAAAAGAAGCTCAACCTACTGAAGTATCAGTAGAAAGCAACTTATTTTAATTTATAAGGGGGATTCATTTTCCCCCTTTTATTTTCACACACACACAATGACAATAAAAGACTACACAAATGAAGAACAACAGTATATGCAATATATCGAGGATAAAGCATATATTGACCCTAATAAACAAGTTGAATATCCTCCAGTAGCAATTAGTATGGGAAACTTTATGGCAGGAAGAGAAATATATCCAATACCAATAGGAACCTATGGTAACTTTTCTTTTGTTGCAGCTCCGCCTAAAAGCAAAAAGACTTTCTTTGTTAGTTTACTATCAGCAGTCTATTTAAAAGATAAACTTGATAGTCATGCAAAAGGAATGATTGGTCATAGAGATGGAAGATGTTTAGTGCACTTTGATACAGAACAAGGTAGGTTTCATGCTCATAAAGTATTTAGAAGAGTTTTAGATATGACTGGAATGAGTGATGAATGCTATCATACTTTTGGATTAAGAACATTAAACAATAAAGATAGATTAAAGTTTATAGAATACTTTTTATATAATAAAGTACAAGATGCAGGATTAGTTGTAATAGATGGTATAGCTGATTTAGTTTCAGATGTAAATAACTTAGATGAATCTAACATGGTTATACAGAAGTTTATGCAATGGACTGAAGAATTAAACTGTCATATTATTACAGTAATACATAGTAACTATGGTACTGAAAAACCTACAGGACATTTAGGTTCTTATTTAGAAAAGAAAGCAGAGACACAAATACAATTAGAATTAAACACAGTAAACGAAGATATGGTTACAGTTAAGTGCAGAAGAAGTAGGGGATTTCCATTTGAAAAGTTTAGTTTTAGAATAAACAGACAAGGTCATCCTGAAATAGTAGATGACTTATACGAAATAATAGAAGAAAGCAATATAGATGCAACTAAAACTTACGTTTAACATTAGGCCTGTTCCACATCAATCAGTCAGAATTGGCAGGAACAATATTGCTTATAAACCTAAGAAAGTAATTAATTATCAAGTTGCAATAAGAGCTTTAGCAATAGCACAATTACCTAAAGGATTTGAAATGATTCCAGCAGGTTCAGAAATAACAATAGAGAGATTAACTTATCAATTTAAGTATCTCAATTCAACACCAAAAAAAAGAAGAACAGGGAAAGTTCCAAAAATAACAAAACCAGATTTACATGACAATTTAAGCAAAGCATTCATTGATGCACTAGAAGGAATTGTGTTTGAACAGGACCAGAATATCGTAAAGATAAAAAACCTAGAAAAATACTATGATAATGAGGATTTAATAACTTTAATACTTAAGTACTAGAATGTTAGAATTGTTAGCTAAGAATCATCTGTTATGGGTTAAGATGGTTTATAATATGGGATGTCCTAAACATCTTTGCGAAGATATAGTGCAAGAGATGTATTTAAAGATAAATAGATTAGTAACTGATAAGAAAAAAATAATGTATGGAGATGACGATGTAAATAGATTTTACATCTATGTTACATTAAGAAATTTATATGCTGATTACAAGAAAGCTAAAAACAAATATACTTTTTTCAGTTATCTTGAAACAGATGATGTTGATACAATACATACAACAGAATATTTATACTCAAGTGCAGATGTCGAGAAAGAGGAAGCTTTTTATAAGATTACAATGAAGTTAGCTAAGGAGATTAATTCTTGGCATACTTATGATGCTAAACTTTGTAATACTTATTATTTAGGAGATATGACTCTTAGGGAAATAGCAAATGGAGCAAACATTAGTTTGACTAGTATATTTAATTCTGTAAAGAATTATAAAGCTATACTTAAAAGCAAATTTATAGAAGATATAGAAGATTACTTAAATGGAGATTATCATTTGTTATGAAACAGTTTAAACCATTAAAAGGACAAAAACATAGTAGAGCAACAACAAAAGAGCAAAAGTCCAGAAAAGAACGACAAAAAGAATCTTTGTTAGAAAAGGAAAGAAAACCTAAGATAAAAAGAAATGGAGTTTTAATATCAAATAATAAATAATATAATTATGAAAGAACCAAAAGACAAAAGAACCAAAGCATACAAAGAATGGAAAAAGAACTTTGATGCAGAACAAGAAACAAAATCAAAAGGATTAGGAGATGACATTGAGAAAATTACAGAAGCAACAGGAATTAAGAAGTTGGTTAAGTTTATAGCTGGAGAAGATTGCGGATGTAATGAAAGAAAAGAACTATTAAATAAGGTGTTTAGACACAATAAGTTAGAATGTTTGACTGAAGAAGAGTATGATTATTTAACAGGATTCTTTGCTAAGAACAAGAATGTTTTAAATAATGAGGAGATTAAAAGACTTTATGAAATAAGCAACAGAATATTTAATAAAAAAAGCAAACCTTCAACTTGTTCTTCTTGTGTTAGAACAATAGTATTAAGGTTGAAAAAAATTATAGATGCTTACAAATAAGTCTCTTATAAGAAACTCTAAGCAAGTAAAGCAAGTTATTGATTTTACTGGCATACAGAATGGGAAAATACATCCTTCTGATATTGATGCTGTACTTGAATTTAATAACGATGCTTTAATATTAATTGAAGTAAAAAGAAAGGGAAACAGGATTCCCACTGGTCAAAGGTTATTATTAGAAAGAATAAGCGACTCTTGGCATAATCAAGAAAAAGCCATTGTGTTAAAAGTTGTTCATTCTTTTGAGGATGACACAAGAGACATTCCTTTAAATCAATGTATTGTAGAGGTGTGTTATTATAAAAGTAAATGGTCAGAAAAGACTGGTCCTTTACTTGAAGTATTAAATAAACTAGGAGAAGCATGGAACATAAAGAAGCTATCATTTTAAACTGGACCTGTTCTTCTTCTTATAACATTAATGTAAATTATATATATAATGACAGAGAGAAAGAAAATACCTATTTACTCAGGAGTATTGAATTACTTTCCTGACGCAATAAGAGAAGTGGCTAAATGTAGTTATGCAGGAAATTATCAGCATAATCCAGACAAGCCTTTACATTGGGATAGAAGTAAATCTGGAGATGAATTAGATGCCCTTGCTAGACATTTGCTTGAAGCTGGAACAATAGACTCAGATGGCATAAGACATTCAGCTAAAGTTGCTTGGAGAGCCTTAGCTAATCTACAGAAAGAGATTGAAAAAGAACATAAAATTTAACAAGTCTTTAACAACATTTAATTAACAAATGTGTATATTAGCTTAAAATATAAATTATGATAACAACATTTGATAACAAACAATGGGAGTATATAGACATCATAGAAAGAATGTATGATGATGAGTTTTACTACGGTTACTTGGGTTCTAACGCATTATCTTCTTCTTCAGCTAAGAAACTACTACAAAGTCCTAAAGCATACCTTAAATCGCTTAATGTGAATCAGGATGTTCAAGCGTTAAGAGATGGTAGACTTGTACATTTATCTGTACTTGAACCACATAAAATAAAAGACCTAAGGATAATCGATGGCTCTAAGGCCACCAAAACATTTAAAGAAGCTGTTATTGAAACGGGTTCGGCTAATGTTTATACAAGAAGTGAATTTGATAATGCTAACAGAATATCTGATGCTGTTCTTAAATGTAGTGAAGTTACAAGTTTATTAAATGGAGCTGAGTTTGAAGTTCCTCAAGCAAAGATGATTGACGGCTTAGCTTTTAGAGGCAAAGCAGATATACTTAAAGACAATGTTATTATAGATTTAAAAACTACTTCAGATATAACTAAATTTAGATGGAGTGCAAAACATTTTTCTTATGACCTACAAGCCGCATTATATTTAAAAATGTTTGATGTGGATGAATTTATCTTTGTTGTAGTAGATAAAGATTCTAAAGATATAATGATATGTGATTGTTCAGATGAGTTTATAAATAATGGTTTAATTAAATTAGATAGAGCCATAGAACAGTATAAGTATTTCTTTCAAGATGAAATACCGAATCTGGACAATTATGTAATCCATGAAACATTATAAAGGAAAACAAATTAAAGAAGAATACTTTAATTTATCGATGTATGATTTAGAAGATGGAATGTCGATAAATGACCTTAGAAAATTATTAAAAGAATATGAAAGTCAAGAACTGTACTGGGAATGTTCGGGAATACAAAAAGCAATAGAACATATGAGCTTTATGCTTTTAACATTAATGAGTGATAAATTAAATAAACGAGAAATAAAATTAAATTATGCCAATACCAAAGAAAAGACCACAAGAAAGTGAAGACGATTTTGTCAGCAGATGTATGACAGATGCCACAATGAAACAAGAGTATCCACTAAGAGAACAGCGATTAGCTGTATGTATTAATCAATTAAGAAAGAAATAATGAATTTAGTAAGAACATTACAGGCAAATGAAATCAAAGCCTATTTAGATAATTGTTTAGGAATAGATATAGGAATGAAAACAAGAAAAAGAAACTATGTATATGCAAGAGCTGTATACTTCAAGCTATGCAAGAAGCATACTAGAATGAGTTTATACGATATAGGTTCTACTCTTGGTATGGACCACTCTTCAGTGATTCATGCAATAAGTAATGTTTTTCCTTTAGCAATTAAATACGATAGTCATTTGCAAGATTTGTATTATGATTATAAATTCTCTCACAAACATGAGACTGAAAGTATATTTGAAAACTATTCAAGATTACTAAGAGAGAATGTAGAACTTAGAGGAGAAATAAAAGAAATAAAGAAAGAAAGTTTACTTGATAGAAGATTTCTTGATTTATACAATGAGATACCTGAAGCTAAGAAAGAAGAAGTTTATACTAAGTTAGATACTATAGTTAAAGTGGCTAAGATATTTCATGAGAAAGATATTTTACAATCTTAAAGCACAGAGCTGGTGTTTTGAAAAAGGCTATAAAATATATATTGTACCTTTAGATAATAAAGGAACTAAATGCAAAATTGGAATAGAGCTTGGAGATAAGAAAGCAATAACAAAAGAGATTTACTCTAAGAAAGAAGTAAGCAAAGAAATATGGAAACTATATACAAAATTATACGATAGATGGGAAGAGCAAAACAAAACTCAGCATACATAAAACCTAATGATGGTAGAAAGAATAATGGCAGAAAAAAGGGAGATAAGTATGGAAACAAGAAACAGTTGATTAAATCATCTTCACAATTAACACCAGCTAAGAAAGAGAGGATATCTGTTTATGCTTTAAATGCAATGAAAGATGTCTTTGGTAGTGAAGAAGAAGCTTGGAAAGCATTAGCAGAACAGGCCAAAGATTCATTTGCTCACATGAATTTGCTTTGGCAATATAGATATGGCAAACCTCAGGATGGTAATGAAAGCAATGCTAATAAGAAACTGAATGTACCTGTAATTAATTTCTATGCTTCAGACAAACAAGTTAAAGAGCTAGACAATACAATAGATATAGAATCAGAAGAAATAGATATGGATGAACTAAACAATGAATAATTTAAAACTAAACGATAAATACAGCCCTTTATTTACAGCAGATAGTAGATACTTTATATGTACTGGAGGTAGAGGTTCTGGTAAATCTTTTGGAGTAGCTGTATTCCTTTTATCATTAACTTACGAACAAGGGCATAAAGTTTTGTTTACTAGGTACACTATGATTTCAGCACAGACGTCGATTATCCCTGAGTTTATAGAAAAAATAGACTTAATGGGAGTTCAAGAGCATTTTAGGATTACTAAAGATGAAATTATAAATATGACCACAGGAAGCTCAATAATCTTCAAAGGTATCAGAACATCAAGTGGCAATCAAACGGCTGCTCTGAAGTCTCTAAATGGCGTTACAACGTTTGTTATTGATGAAGCAGAGGAGCTAACAGATGAATCTACATTTGATAAGATTGATTTCTCTGTAAGGTCACAAACTAAACAGAATAGATGTATATTGATATTGAATCCTACAACCAAAGAACACTGGATATATCAAAGATTCTTTCAGGGTACTGGAGTAGATTCAGGTTGGAATGGTTCAACAAACAAGGTTACTTATATTCATACAAGTTATAAAGACAATAAGGAAAATCTATCTGATTCATTTCTTGAGCAGATATTTGAAATGAAGTTAAAGAGACCAGACAAGTATGAGCATCAAATACTTGGAGGTTGGCTTTCAGCCGCAGAAGGTGCCATCTTTAAGAACTGGAGAGTAGGAGATTACATACAAACAGAAGTTACCTGCTATTGTCAAGACTTTGGATTTTCTGTAGATTTGACAACGCTTTGTAAAATTTCAGTAGATAAAGCTTTAAACAAACTGTATGTAAAAGAAATCTATGGAAAGGCAGGATTATCCACGACTGAAATAGCAATGAAGAATAAAATGGAGTGTGGAACTGATTTAATTATATGTGATTCTTCTGAGCCTAGACTTATAAAAGAAATTAAACAGAAGGCAGATTTAAACATAAGACCTACAATAAAAAAGAAAGGTAGTATACTTTCTGGTATAGCATTAATGCAAGATTATGAAATTGTAGTAGACAGAAACTCTCATGGTATTGTAAGAGAGTTAAATAATTATGTGTGGCAAGAAAAGAATACTAAGCCTAACATTGGTTACGAACATTACATTGATGCTATAAGATATGGACTTACGTTCTTGATACAAGGTCAGAACTCAGGAAAGTATGTTATCAGGTAGCTCTTAAACATAGTAGGTTTTGTAATCATTAAACATAGTAGGTATTTTTCTACCCTCTTAAACATAGTAGCTCTTAAACATAGTACATTTCTTCTTAAACATAGTAGGTATTTTTACCTTCATTTTTCCTCTATTTAGATTCATTATAAATAACATACTTTTTGCTTTATTCAAATATCTTTTGCTAATAATCCACTAGCCACACTAAAAATATTTTGTTAGTCTCAATTATTTTTTGTATACGCATACGCACAATAATAAAGACAGACTAATTATGTTAAAGTTTTGTTAATGCTTTTGAATTGTTAATTAAATGTTTATATATTTGGGTAAACAATAAAAAAACACTATGATTAAGACATTAAACAAAACAAGATTTTTAATAGACTTTGGAGGATTTTACGACTCTATTCACTCTGATGAAATAGACCACAGAATTGAGAATTTTGAAATAGATGAAGATAATGTAAACTATAAAGAGACTTTTAATAGTTACTGTAATGAGTTTATTGATTCATTAAATGATATGTTAGAATTGAATTTAAAGTTTATTCAAATTGATTCACCTAGATTTTACAATTTCGAAACCGATAAAATTGAGGCTGAAATTAATGAAAATGATTTTAATAAATTAAAAGATACTTATTTAAATAGTAAGGAATTTATAGATTATGTTAATGAAGCTAGTAAGTCTAGAGACGGGTTTACAAGCTTTTACAATGGCTTTAATGAGGTTATAAAAGAAGATGAAATTTTGTTGCAATATATGTTCGATTATATATTAAAAGAATATGCTGATGAAATTGAAAACTACATATTTGAATTAGATTTTGAAATAATAGAAAATAATTAAATAAAACACTATGAAAAAAACACAATTTGAACACAATTTAAGTAAAGCCAAAAGGCAAAGAGAAAACGAAAGGAATGTATTAAACAACCTTTTTAAAGATTACACTAAAACATTAATTAATATAACAAATAAAAATAAATAATTATGACACAAAAAGAAAAAATCAAAGATTTAGAAAGGCAATTGCAAGTTGCTAAAAAGCATACCTATATACATGACACGCACACTTTATATTGTAACGATGGAGAGTTGCATGTAGGTTTTAATAATGATAAATGGTTAGTATGGAATGCAGAGGATTTATTTAAAGACTTAGGGACGATTATCCACCAAGTAGTTAAGGAAAATAACAAAACGCAAAAAATGTATTTAGATTTAATTAAAGAATCATTAAAAGAAATCAAATGAGAAAGTGCAACAAATGTTCAAATAAAATAGAGATAAAAGGGAATAAAATGTTTTGTTATTACTGCAAAGGATATAAGATGTCTTATGAAACTTATAAATTTTATTCACTAGCAAACCAATTTAATAATAAACATTAAACAAAATATATTAAATTAAATAACATGAAAGTAAACAGAGTATATAAAACA